TATGCGATAGAATCTTGTAGAGATGAACTTGTGTGGTGAGATGGTAATTGCGAATACGATACGAGTTTGACCTGCATTGATGATATTGAAATAAATCATTTTATATTGTTTTATCTTTGATTTCCTAATCGGTTCTAAATCACTAAGTTGAATGAATCGCCGGACAATGTTAGGATCCACAATATGCGAATACTTCAACCAAGGTTAAGCAAACTAAATTACCCTTTTTTTATTAATTTGAATTTTCTTCACATAACGCGTTGTATCGCCATAGATTTTCAACGGGGTATTTACATTACCAAAGTCAGCGCGGGTTGTTGGGTTTATTCTTGTTATTCTACTGGAAGTATCGTAGGAAAAAGTGGCATTCGGGTACGAATTCCCTGCATTTCCGGTATTAGGAAGCATGTACGTTGTAACATTAGGTCCTGCGATATAATTAACATACATATCATTAACGCCTACTTTCACCGAAAGGCCGGATACATCTCTGGTACACACGAATGTATACTCCAGGGCTGTATTTTGAGCAGCATAAAGCCAATCAATTCTTGTCCACTTACCGCCTTGGTATAAAAAATTATGGAACTGAATTTGACCGCTACCAACATAAACAGCAAATCCAGGTTGTCCAGTATCAGAATTATGACTAGGTGTGGCACATGTGATCCAATAACCCGAACCGGCTTTGGCAGTAATTGTCACTTCAAAATCCATTGTACTCAGTGCGAGCGGACTGGAATCGGTCGGGTTTGAATATATAATTGTTCTGCTTGCTGAAAATACAATATTATTACTGGCGTCGATAGATACTGTTCCACCAGTACCTTCTAAGTTCGTACTTATTGGGTACGGACTGTTATCATTGTAACTATTTCCTAAAGAGCCATCAATCAAAAGCACTGTCTGAACTCCACCTGCAAGGACAGCAGTTTGAGTAGGATTTGTACCTGAATTAACCGTGCACGTAACCGTCTGTAAAGATAAGCCTTGATTCTTGCAATAAATGATTGTGTCTCCAACAAGTACTTGTTGATTGACCAATGAATACGTACTACTTGCCCCGGTATACAGATGGGATGCGCTGATATCTTGGGTGGATGTCATACTGAATGTTATAGGTTCACGTGTTGTATTTTTAACTGTAAATGTGAATGTAAAATCTTGTAAAATCGGACTACCAACACTGCTCACCACACTGACCGCAACTGTTGCAGCAGGTCCGGCAAGAACAGCATTGTTTTGTATGGTCCCGCCGTCTATCTTACACACGACTGTTTGGTATATTAGAGCAGTATTCTTGCAGTAAACTATGGTGTCACCTATTGGTGCAGAAATAGCAGTCAACCTTGTTGCCGTTGTAGCAGTATCTGTAAACAGTTGGTTATATGTCAGAATGTAATTTGCGATAGTAGATCCGGTAATACTATATGTCACTTGTGCACTCGTAGTGTTCTTTATGGTAAACTGGAACAATCCACTCTGAGCTATCTCTGAGGCAGTGCTGACCGCAACTGTTGCGGCAGGTCCGGCAAGCGTGACTGTGACTGGCGACCCATTCGTCAGAGTACAACTCACTATCTGGTAAATTGTAGCTTTATTTTGACATGCAATAATAGTTTCTTGCCCAGCAGGAGCAGATCCACTCAAACTTGCAAGGTTTAGATGGGTGCTTAAGAGAACGTAATTCGGTACAGTTGATCCTTCAAACGTATACGAAATTGCTGCATTCGTCCTATTCTGAATAGTATAACTGAAAGCACCATTCTGCGCGACAGCAGCAACTGTGTTAACTGATATCGTTGGCGGTCCGTAGCCCATATACGTTCTTGCCGAAGAGTAGTAATACAGATCCCATCCTACATACCCATTCGTAATAATCAGTTTTGTGTATGCGCCAACCTGTCCCGGGGTACCGTAAGAGCGGTAGATCACTCCGGCAGTATTTACTATCGCTCCATCCGGGGTTGTTCCAAAGACGATAGGATAGGTACTATTTGATGAATGTGATTGATCGAACCTATATTATCTTTTTCCTGGCCTGAAATCCTCGATTCTCTTCTGTGCAACCGAGTCAATATAAAAAACAGGTGTGGTATTAGGGGTTGCGACGGTTACGACATATCGTTTATAGTATCGGGCATTATTACCTTTGCCTAAAACGGAAGAAAAACTACTAAAACTATTCATATATAATACAGACTTACATTGATGATGGTTGACGTCGTATATCAAATCTGCATACTGGGCAATGCGCATTGCGCGACAACCAGTTTTGTAGTGCGTTTGTTTTGAAAATATGTCGGCAATGTTTGATACGGCAAATTTGCTCGTTGTCATGGAATTCATCAAGAGTGATTGGACATACCCTCGTATTAAGCATTGTTTCGCGGTCATAATTGCTATATTCCACAGCGAGAGCAAACTGATTTATTGTAGGAATATCGTAAGACTCACTACTGGCTCCTCCTGTAAAAATCCCATAGAAAGGAAAGTTATGATTATTCCTTCGCCGGTCTTGTCTTGTTGTTGTCGGTCTGACGCTGTTCAGATGACGGACAATCTGCGAAATATTATTTTGGTACAACCGCATATTTTCCTGATATTGTTGGTAAATGTGGTTTATATCAACGTCGTTTGGTACATTGAATGAAGGATCAGCACGCGACCGAGGATGAAGACTTCGGTGACCATTATTTCGTTCTAAAGATGTATTGTCCATCATATACTATTTCATCACCAAAGTATTTTCCGACTCAAATTGTTCGGTGAGAACTTATTTCGTTTCCAATCGCCCCGGATTGATTTTGACCTTGTCAAATAATTCCGTCTTCTCCTTTTGTCTCGGTGTTTTGTATAGTCTTGGTATCCAATTTGGCCAAAATTCACCCACCGCTTGTTACGTGTGTCAAAAATGCTATATTTTTTAGCCGAGTTTCTCGCCGGATATAACTTGGCGGTTTTCCCCAAATATTTGTAGGCCATATTCTGTGCGATATGTGGGTCCGAGTATTGGCGGAGTTTCTTCGTAAAACGTTTACTCATTATATATATTATATGTACTCATATATTATATCTTAACATGCTATCATCATCATCATCATATCATTCGGATCTTGTTTTTTGTAGGCATAAATATCAAGCATATGTTTTACAATCTTACTTCGTTGTACATCGTCTGAATCAAGCGAGACAAGCTCCACCATTTTGTCCACCGTTGGATTGTTTTTATAGTAGACCGACAATCTGTTGACAATATCTCTCAGTCCATTGAATTCTTCTCTATCCGACTGATTCAAATCTCCAGTGATGAATAATCGGCTCCCTTTCCCTATACGGGTAGTCAACATTTGCATCTGGACTGGCGAACAGTTTTGCATCTCATCGGCGATAATAATCGCATTTTTGAATGTTCTTCCTCGCATGAACGCCAATGGCGCGATCTCAATCGTGCTTTCAAAAAGCATTTTGTCCAATTCTTTCTTGGAGTAGCATTCCAAGAAAATGTCGAAAATGGGTCTCGTCCACGGCGACATTTTCTCGTCCAGATTTCCCGGTAGAAACCCCATGTCTTCTTCCACAGTTACCATAGGTCTGGTGATGACAATCTTGTCTATTTTGCCCGCCATCATCATATCAATGCTTTGTATACACGGGAATAACGTTTTTCCCGTGCCGGCTGGTCCGGTTGCGATGACTATTTTCGCTTGATTATTATGCAACGTGTCTACATAATGTTTTTGGTTTACGCTTCTCGGAGTAAAAGCTTCCTTGTGTTGCAACCCATAAGACGAGCCGCATAATAGCATGAAAAAACAAAATAAGAGCTTCATCGCTTTATTGAAATACTGTTTTTATATTTAAATCGTTTATGCATTATATTTTCCGGTAACTGAATCAATGAAACCTTCATATGCAAGTCGTGCTTCAATCGCCGACACCGTCCTATGATGACGTTCTGCGATTTCCTGAACGGTAAGTTCTAATAGATCATACTCTCGTTCCAGAGCAATCAATTCAGGGATAGTCCATTTTTTTCCGAAACGTAAGTTTAAGTTGGTAATCATTATTGTTGTTCTAGAGACACATGCTTTAAGTCCTTTTCTGCTTTTGCCGTATTATTATCAGTAATTCAAATAAAATCCCAACCCGGTAGGGGGTCATAGGGGGAGTCATCCCCCTATACCACGTTCAAAATCACCGTATATGTCCGGTCAAGCAACGTCGTAGGACCCGTTGGGACAGCAGTGATCTGACCAGAAGAGGGCGATATCGTCATCTTGAATGTGATACTATCTCCTGCCAAAATAGGCATTCTATAGATCCCATCTTCTACTGCATTTTTCTTATAGTTCCCCTTGATGTCACTGAAACGACTCACTGCGTTCGTCATTAATTGATTAAATAATTCTCGGGAAATATTACTGGTAGTGGAATCATCTTTGAAATATTTATTCCCCGAAGAATCTATCTGTAACCCACTCAACGAACCGCTCGTTTTATCTATACTGCCCAATAGAGAAATAAGATTGTTTGCGACCGTGTCGCACTTGGAATTGATATCCGAAATAACAGAATCTTCGTTGGTAAAAAGGTCTGCACCAAGATGAGTACCGAAGAGCTGTTTCGCAAGGTCTCTCAAGAAATCCTTTCCTACTGCATCGCTTGCGACGTAAGCATTCGATGTAACGATTCCATTCTTCGGACTCAAGACAACGGCTTTATTCGCCCATTGATTGGTATCTACATAGTAGTACACGAAAGATGCATCCAGAGTGATCGGATCGTCTGTGCGGAAATAAAAGGTATTTTGTGCTTGTGCTACGGTGATTCCATTTGTCAGTGTGATGGTTGCATCTGACGTCAGCGACAGATTATAGCTCGGAATGACTCCTGAGGTTCCCAATGTGATGACATTATTCAAGGCCGATAATACGAAATTAACGGAAGTCGGAGTTAAAGTACCATAGATACTACCGAGAGTTAACGATAAACCATCATAAGTGTATGTACCACCTGCCACTCTGGTTGTAGTTCCTGCACTTGAAGTGAGAGTGAAAGTGCTTCCCGCCTTGGAAACGACAACCGAGTCCGTGTTCGATTGAAGTGTAATAGAATCGCCTGCTTCAAGTAAAACGTAGAATTTTTTGCTTAATATATCACTTTTCGTCAATACCGCCTTTTTGTTATTCGCAACAGTGGAGGACGCATTAAACAAACTAACGGGATCCGTTAGAGATGTTGAGAATCCGGGAAGAACACTTCCGGCAGGGAGAATCAGTTGTTTCTGAGCAGTATTGGCAGTGAATAAGGTTTTTATAGTAGATGCCGTGAATTGTTTCTGTTCCGTCACCGTGGTTCCAATCACGGCAGTGTCAGTCAAATTTGCAGTGGAAATACCAGAAAGATCAACCGTAGGACCAGACGAGGTCGGAATGGTAGGAGTGTACGCCGAAAAATTCACAGTTGACACAACCGTTACCGTCACGTCGGACGGTATTTTGTTTACAAGCATGTAGGTATAATTTCCCAGAAGTTGGACCTTTTTAGAAACTTTAATCTTGCAATTCATAGGAAATCTCCCGGTGAGCCACACCGTAGGGAAACTCGTTTCATGCGCAAATGTTATTTCCAAGTTTGCAGGTGATGTGGCAATCCATGCTCTTGTTGACGATAATGTCGTGACCGAAGCAGGTATCGTCAAAAATTGTAGATTTGTACAGTATCCAAGTACAGCAAGGTCAAAACTTAGTAAGGTACTTGGGAGTGTTAATGAAGTAATCGCTGCGCACCAGTCAAGCGAATAAGCCGTCATGGATGTAATTCCTGGTCCGAATGTGAGTGTTTTGAGAGAAACATCTACTGCAAAAGCAAAGTAAGGTAAAGCCCCCGATCCGAAATAGGTGACATCTGTCGCCCCGATACAAAGAAAGAAAGCATGACTCCCGATCGTGCAATTCGGAGGAATATAGAATGAAGGAACTTTTCCTAACATTGTAAATGCATATGTTCCAATACTTGTTATTCCATTCGGTATGACAATAGGATTAACGTACGCATCATTGTATTTCGTTTGCACACTCATGGAGAAAAAACGCTCGGGAATAGCGGTCAGGAGTGGCGGCCAATTGAAAGAACTGAGAAGAAGACATTCATTAAAACACCAAGCGCCAATCGTCGTTACAGTATTTGGAAACGTGACGGAAACTAATTTACCAAGGTATGCAAATGCACTTACAGGGGTGGAAGTTACTTTGGATAAAATGACAATACTTGTGACATTCACACATAACGTAGAACTAAATGCAGCGAAAGAAGTGACATTATAGTTCACCCCGCTTATGTCTACAATCTCTGGTAGTGTTACTGCACCGGTTAACGTCCCTGTACTGATGATGGAAGCAGTTGTACCACCTACTGTATAGGAATAGTTCAAAGTTCCAAACGAATACGTGATCCCTACAGTAGCCAGCAAAGAGGCGTAATTATCTATGGAATTATTGAAATATACTTGTTTCACGTTTTCCTGTGTATTTTCCATCGTCCAATTTCCACCATATTTCAAATTTCCGGTATCATCCAACGATGCACCCACTATAACCGCACTTTGTGACTGCAATACGCGATAAAAGGCAGTCCAGTTCGGATCAGAAAGGGTTTTGCACGCCAAAAAATCAAGATGTGCAACGTGGAATTCTTTCAGAATATCTATAAGTCCCTGTGTGTTCTTGGAGAAGGACGACGCTCCAGGAACTAAATCAGAAGGGACGAAAAGAGTTTCTGTCTCAAGAAAATTCGGTTCTGCACTGTAATGAGACACCACTGCAATACGATGAATCGTTGACGTGAATTTCTGACGCAATAATGCTTTTAATTCGGAAATAGACGAATCTGGTTCGTAGACAATGGCAAAAGACTTGTCGTTGACGTAGGATTGGAACTGAGGAAAACCTCTCTCAATCAGAACAACCTGGGTAACATTCGCTGTCGGAAGAACGTCGTCTGAAGAAAATGTCAAAGGAGAAGGAACGCGGGCCGGAGGAAGTGAAATCCCGTACTTTTCAAGATTTATCGCCATTATAAAAGATCATTATATTATTTAAAAAACTATTTAAATAATAAATTGTGTTCCTAAATGTTATTTCATCCATAGAATATACGTCTGATTCTCTGTCGCTATGTCCAGAAACGTCCCAAACAGCTCTTTGGATTGTCGGTCCATCTTTTCTATAATTTCATTCTCGTTTTTCGTGAAACATCCGTCATAAAATCCATTATAAAACGCGACCTCTGACAAGGGCAGTATCTTCCACATGAGTCCAAATGCCGTCTCTCTAAAGAAGACATGGGTTTTCTTTCGGAATTCGGAAATACCTTCTGAGAATACGCGATCTTTTAGCCGAAATATTCCTCGGCCATCGTAGAAGAATTCGGTCCCAAACTTTGTCTTTTCTTCTTTATTCATCCACATGTGAACATACAGATATATACAGTGCA